GTGGCTGACAAGCTCTATGTGGTCACCATTTACACTCCTACGCTTAAGGATACCAAAGCGAATCTGGATGACCTTGGAAAGGTGAAGCTCACCGGGCTGGCTACTGAGGTTGGAAACGCTCAGACGAAAATCGAAGCCCTGACCAAAGCCGTGACCGACGGTTTCACCAGCATGGAAAAGACGATCACGGAGAAGATCAAAGCGGCGGCAACCAGCGTCCAGACGAACGTGCTGCAGATGCAGACGGACTTCCAGACGAAGCTGACAAGCATCTCTCAGAACGTAACAACCTCTTTCACCACGCTGGCGAGCACAATTAGCGACAAACTGAAATCCATCTCGACGGATGCTACCACGAAGTGGACGGAGATCTCCAACACCTTTTCCACGAAAATGGCATCCATCTCGACGGATGTAAGCACAAAGTTCGCGACCATCGCCAGCACGATCACGGACAAGCTGAAGACTGCGTCTTCGGACGTCTCCACAAAGTGCAAAGAGATCGCTGACACCATCTCCACAAAGATGGGAGACGCATCCACAACTATCTCGACGGAAGCAGGCAAGTGGAAGGATTCCGTTTCAACCGGCATAACCGGAGTTCAGAATCTCTTTGGATCCGGGTTTGACTGGGGTATTCCTGCGCTGCCGGAGCTGAATCCCACCTGGGCAACATCCATCCAATCCGCGGTGGAAGATGTTAAGAAGCAATTCCCTAAGGATTTCAGCTGGGAGATTCCGGAGCTGAAGATTCCCGTCAAAACCCCGAAGTTCGCGGTTGAAGGGAAATGGGAATACGACGATGACGGCAACGTGAAGGGCGTTCCGAAGATCAAAGTCGAATGGTATAGACGAGCTGCCGAACTGGGCGCTCTGTTCACGGAACCCGCAATCGTCGGCGTTGGCGATGCGTCCCAGCCGGAAATGCTGATAGGTGAAACTACTCTTTTTGACAACATCAGCCGAGCGGTTGCCATGGCGAACGGCGGAGGATTTAACCAAACAAACAATATTACTGTTCAGGATGCTAATAGTGCATCCGAAACAGCCCGCCTGATCCGGAATCAGACGCGGCAAATGCTGCAGAGAATTAGAGGTGGAGTATGAGCATTTCGAGAAGCGCAACTTTCACCAATACGGAAGACAACATAAATTTAATTTTGGACGCAGAATGTCCAGGTATCCTGATCGAATCAATCGAGGGAATCTATGCGTTTGCGGGAGAGGTTAACACCTCTCCCTATTCGCAGACTCATGGCGACCGATACAAGAACACCAGGGCAACGAAAAGGAATATCGTTGTCCAGGGAAAAATCTTCGATGACTTCTGGAACAACAGACAACTTATGTATCGAGTCTTCCGGATCGGTTCCCTTGGGCGGTTCTGTTATCAGGAACCAGACCGGTCGAACCGTTACGCGGATTATTACGTTGAGTCAGTTGAGATCGACCAGGATCCATATCGTGGGCAATATCAAGTTTCTCTGATCTGCCCGGATCCATTCTTCTATGCCGGAGAAGCAGAGCACATCGATCTCGCTGCCTGGATCTCTGATTTCACCTTCCAACACAATTTTGTTGCCGAAGGTGAGGAGCTGGGGCACCGGGAAACGACCATGATTAAAGAGATCCAAAACCTCAACGGTGTTGACGGAATCGGGATGAAAATCACGATGACGGCCTCCGGGAATGTTGTCAATCCTTATGTTTATCTCTATGAGACCGGGGAGCGAATCACGATTGGAACCGCGGCGAACCCTTACACGCTGACAAGCTCCAAGCGCGTGGAGATTGAAACCACGACCGGCAAAAAGAATATTGTCCAAATTGCAAACAACGTAACGACGAGAATCAACGAATATCTGGATCCGGATTCCTCTTTCTTCCAGCTAGGCGCCGGGATAAATACAATCGGTTATAACGCGGACAGCGGTTCGAATTTTCTCAATGTCCACATCGAATACAAAATGCGATTCCTGGGAGTGTGATCGGCGTGAGCATTGAGATCAGAATTTACAATCCAGCGCTTGAGCTCCAGGGCGTGATTGATGAGTTTTCGGCGTTGATCTGGATCCGGCGCTATCAGTCTCCCGGAGAATTCGAACTTAGGACGCCTTATGCCGCGGAATCTAAGCGGCTGCTGATCCCGGAAAACATCATCCAGAAATATGACGGGGAGGAAGTGGTGGAGGCCGGTGTCATTGAGAATCTGCAGATGACAAAGGATCAGATTGTTGTCAAAGGCAGATTTCTGGAAAGCTACCTCGAACGTCGCCTGATTAAAGAGACGCAATATTATTCCGGGAACGCGGAGGACTCCATGCGGAGCATTGTTTCCAACATGGTTGCAATCCCTTTGCTGAGCCTAGGAACAGACCACGGGCTTTCGGAGCGGCTTGAGTTCCAGGCGACTTACAAGCCGGTGCTGACGATCATTCAAAAGGTTTGCAAAGGAACCACGCTGGGGTTCCGGATCCGGCCCGACTTCTCCGCACGGCAGTTGTTTTTTGAGGTTTACAAGGGCATTGACCGGACATCCAGCACGGCTGCAAAGGTTGTGTTCTCTGAGAAATATGACAATTTGCTCAATGAACAATACACCTACGACAGCACAAACTACCGCACAAAAGCATTTGTGACGCAGCTGATCAACGACGTCAGGACGGCCTACTCGGTCGGAGGAGGAACGGGGCTGGGGCTCCGTGAAGTCCACGCGGCGACGCAGGTTGATACAAACGACAAGACGGCGGCGGAAATCAAAGCAGCCATGGAACGCCAGGGCCAGAGGGTGTTGGAGTCGCGGACGATCAATGAATCTTTCACGTTTTCGACCGATGCGGAATCACCGTTCCGCTATCGGACAGATTATGATCTTGGAGACCTGACCCACGTTAAGCACATCGCTTGGAACATCGACCTTGCTCTCCGAATCTCGGAGATCGAGGAAGACTATGAGAACGGCGGTCGGGAACTGATCCTGACTTGCGGCTCTCCGCTTCCGGAAATTATTGATTTCGAGGAGGGATGATCTTGTCGGTTTACGCACAGGAATACGGCTATTTTTTCAATAGCAACAACAACGACCGCACCTACAATGCGGAGAGCTTCGAGACCTGGCTAAAACCGTTCTTCGTGAGCGGTGTCTTTACCGGAAGTCTGCAGGTCCAGGCTCAGAGCGCACCGGACATGACGGTTAAGGTCACGCCCGGATATGCAAACCTTAACGGGAAGCCCGCACACTGGGTGGACACAAACACGCTGCAGCTGGCGACGGCATCCGGCGTTTATGATAGGATCGATACGATTGTGCTCCGGCGGGACAACACAAACAGATCGATTGCCATCGAGGTTGTCACCGGTGTGGCCTCCGGCAGTCCGCAGCCAACCGCGCCAACCAGGAACAATGACGTTTATGAGTTGGTTCTCGCGCAGATCCGCGTGGGCGTTGGTGTGACACAGATCACGGGAGCAAACATTACGGACAAACGCCCTGACAGCGCCGTTTGTGGCTATGTCATGTGTACAATAGACACTCCCGATTTTAGTGAGCTGTTCGCACAGTTCCAAGCGCAGTCCGCGGAAGCGCTGGCCGATCAGGCACAGGATTTCGACACATGGAAGTCCGGATTCACGCAGGATGCTGAGGATTGGGAGGAAGGCTTCCAGACCGACGCGGAGACCTGGCGAACGTCGTTTGAATCTGACTTTGAAGATACTGCGAACGGATGGTATCTGGTTAAGACAGAGCAGTTCGAAGCATGGCTGCAGAACTTGCAAGACCAGCTGGATGACAATCAGGCCGCGCATCTCCAGAGCGAGATTGACGATATCAACACTGCTTTCCGGCGGATCGGACTGGAGATCGTTAACGGCAGATTCATGATTTCACCTGTTGAGTATATCGATCCTATTGTTTAAGGGAGGGAACAGTAATGAGCAATCCTACAACTCCATTTTATCCGATGACCCACGATGACGCTCAGGAGCTGATTGCCGCGATTGGCGACAATTCTAAGATGGCTGCAGCGTATGACCCCACACGAACCTATGAGCTTAATGATCACTGCATTTACAGCGGCGGTCTTTACCGCTGCACGACTGCGATTACTATCGCGGAGCAGTGGACGCCGGCGCACTGGGAGAGCATTACGGTCGGCGAGGAGCTGACGGAAACCTCTAAGGGTCTCGCAAAGCTGATCCCGGTTATTTCCGGTGCGGTGAATAATTCCGGCTATACGATTGCCTCCGGTGAATATTTTGAGGCTAACGGTGCTCTGTATCAGGCTACCGCCTCAATCCCGATTGGATCCGCCTGGGCATCCAGCGGAAGTGCTGTTTCCGGCACTGCGATTAATTCGTTAAACAGCAATAGTACGACAAGGAACGCAATAAGTGCGGCAAGGTCTGGTGATGCAGTAACAGGAAATTATATTCAATTCGGTAAAATGGTTGTTGTAAACGTTGCGATTACTCTGAACTCGGCTGTTGAGGTTAATGCAGCTATTATTTCTGGTATTCCGTCTTCGGATGGCGTTTCTTCCATTTCCGGATTCAAAAATGCAAGCGGTGAACGTGGAACAGCTGTCTTTGTTCGTACGCAGGGCAACAACCTAATAGCCAACACAACTTTGCAAGTTGGAACGTATATATTCAGCGGAAGTTACATTGCCAGTTAACTTGCTGTATTACGAAGTAACATTATTATTGATTTATTCCAAAAACGATAATAACCAAGTCGGTTATTATTAAATAAAACGTCCCCGGCGAACCGGGGAGAAAGAAGGTAAAACCATGAACGGAAACAAGTTTTTCCTGCATCAGATCAAGAGGACGAACGGAAATTTTGACAAGGGCATCGTTGTCAAGGAAACCTACGAGGCTGCTCTCCAGAGCTACCATGCTTACCTGGGCGCATATGCCTACGGGCAGAACCCCGACACGGATTTCGTAGACGCGATGATCACAGAGGCGTTGAGCAACACCGTCCTGATGCATGAACGGTGGATTGCCGAGCCGACCCCCTGAAGAGCCTGAAGA